CTCATTTTTCTACCATTTGCATATGTTATCGATTGTAACCCTTTTTCAGCATACTCGTTTAACATTGCTTGAGAAAATGCCCTTCTAGTGAATATATCAGATTCCCGGAACATAGTTTCTCCTGCTTTTACTGCAACATCCCGATATAAATCTTTTGTTACTCTTAACACCTGTAAGCTTGTTCCTTCAAAAGATTTGTATGCCGCATCTCTAAATACATTGAATTGCGTTAAATGGTTAGGTATATCCTTAAACCTTGCTTTCAAGGTTGAACCGATAGGAGCTGAAAACACTAAAGGGTCTGTACTATTTGCAAGAGGAACTGCGTTTGAGATATTTTGTGTAGGCTTCCTTATATTTACTCCAGCTTTCCTTAAAATTCCAAGTTCTTGCTCTGTGTATTGAACTCCACTTAGGTATGCTGTTGCAAGGTCATTATCTGCCCATGCTTTCCATTTTTTGTTCCAGACAGAAAGAACTGTGTTTATCTTTTTAGTGTAAGGTAAACTTGCCTGTATGATAGCTTCAGGATTTGCAATTGCTATTTTATTAAGTTTTACAAGCTCATTTCCAACATCTAAGACAACATCTTCTGCCGCTAAAACTAATGGACTTGCTAGGCTTTCATAAGTTCCCGGGTTTATCATTTTTCAATTCCTCATTCCTTTTCTCGATACTTTCCCATATTCTCATTTTGGTTATTTTTATAAAACAATTCCCTTCATCAAGTAACCTTCCAGATTTATAAATACCTTTTGCATCTTTCTTTTTTGCCGCTTCAACTAATATTTCAATGCCTCTTTTATATGTCTTAATAGCTTCAAATAAATATTTATGAGATTCATCATACATACTTGGAGATATGATATATTTGATATTTCTATAGCAATTATATAAAGTATCACTTATTTTAGAATAATCAAGGTTTCCTGATGTTGCAATTTCTTCCATTGAATTTAAAGCATTTGCTATAGAGGTTGTAAGCTTCCCTGTTTCAAGTCTGTACTCATATTCAATTTTCGTTTCCCATTTAAACATTTTGTTATTCATCTGTTACCTCCGTTTTATTAGTATTCTCAAAAGGCAGGTCATTTATCCCCTGTTCTTTTAAAATTTTATCAACTTCTTCTTCAATGGCTGTTTCTTCCCATTCTGGATTAAGCCTTTTTACTTTTGAATAAGTGGATACGGTTTTTGCTTGCTCCAAATTCCTTATAGTTTCAGAAACATCTTTCGGGTCAATTATGATACTATCTTCAAGCGTGATTGTTACTTCTTGTGGCTTGTAAGACGTAGATAAATTGCTTTGGATATCCATCTGTTGCATTTGCATAAATAAAGAAGCTAATGCCGGTTGCCAGTATCTTCCCTTTTTCTCTCTTGTAAGCAAGCTTTTTCTTTCTCTGATTCTTAAAGCAGTCCCTGATTCTGCCTTACCGTCAATATTAAGCCCAAAGGTTTGTGCTGAGTAGCCACTTTGTGTAACTATCTGAGTAAATAAAGATTCACAAGCCTTTAAGTGTTGCTCAACTCTGATGTCAAATTGTACTTGCTCAATAGGTTTTATGCTTTCTCCTCCTAAACGCCAAGGGGCTAACTTTAATTTAACGAACGCTTTTTGAAACTTATTAAACTTAGAATTTATATCCAATATTTCTTGGTCAATAAGCACTTGTGCCAAACCCATCTCAATGTCACGAATTAAACTTGACCATGTAAAGTCAAGACTATCCATCAATGAAATAACGCTATCAAAATCGTTTATTCCCATAGGTGAGTTTGGGTCTAGTCTGTTAGGTCGCATATTTGGAACGTAAACACAACCAAGTCCTTCCATCTTGTACCTTATATCTTCGAGTTTAAGATATTTTGTTTCTTCGATTGATTCCATATCTACTTCTCTACCAATCTTTACTTTTGTTCCTCTATATAATCTATACTCAATTAAAAGGTATCCGTTATCTCTGCTTCTATTCTCGAACAATCTCCACACTCTTTCGCCACCTTGCGTTTCTTTCACAACCCTATAAAATAAAACCTCTGACAGTCTATCTCTCCAAAAAGTAGGAAAAGCCTGCGAAGGCAAGATGCAAGTCAATATGGGAATCTTAACTAAATCAGGCTCTATGTCAAGTTTTAAGAAAACACCGCTTAATGCGGCGGCAAGTTCTGCGGCTTCAAGCAGTTTTTGTAATAATCCATTTTCCTTTATAAACATTGAAATTCTATCTCCACTATTTTTTGCCGCCTCATCATATTCGATTTTAGGCATCTCTGCAAATAGGAGATTTGAACTCGTTGCCGCAATATCTCCTGCCGCTGGGATATGTACTCCTGTTTGCCTTTCTTCCTTTTCAAGCCTTGCCCAGAATCTACCTGTTTCGGTATCTGGATAAAGGTCTATAGAAGAATATAACTCTAATAATTGCTGTGGGTCACCTGAATACCATGCTTCCCATTCTCTCCACTTCCTAAACCAATATGCCCAATTTTCTGGAGGGAAACTACTTCCTGCTTCTATGAATGCCACTTGAACCAACTCCTTATTATTTCTTTTCGTCTACTAATAAATGCGACTTTGAAGCCGCCCATGCCGTTAATGCATCTGCCGTATGGTCTTCTACCTTATCAACAACTTCGTGTTCCGCATTTTTGTAATGATATTTCTGTAACTCTTTTCTAAACTCTAAATCTGAAAAGCCTATCATCTTTTTGTCAAATAAAAATCTTACAACATCAATTCCTTTTCCTTTCCATTTACCAAAAGCAACTGGGATAATCTCTGTTGCAATCCTTCTCTGCCTAAATATCTTTTGTAGGGTTATGTTAGAATCCTTTGGAGATATGTCAGTATAAAGCGTTGTTACCTTACTTTTTATACATTCATCTGCAATCGCTTCACATCTATCTGTTAATTCAATATATTCCCATCTTAAGGTTTTAGGTACTGAAAATCGTTCTTTCATATCCTGTATTATATGTAATACTGTGCAAGTATAACCCCAATCAATGCCTCCCTGTGTCTTTAACTTTAGATTGACTTCATCATTCTTCCCTCGTTCATATGCTTGTCTTACAAGTTCAAAGTCATAAATCGATTCTCCAATTGTTGGTCTTTTCAGTAAATACTCTGCATCCCACATAGCTTCTGTAGTTATTTTCTTCTTTCTTGCTATCTCGTCATTCTTCCAGAAACCTCTAGGTTCTCGGACTTCTTCAACACACCATCTATAAACTTTTACTCCTCTTTTATCTACATCATCAACTAATTCACTCATTAATCCAAACGCATTATGTAAAGTTGAGCTTGCTAATGTCTGTTCTGGTATTCCATAGTTAGCTTTTGGCTGTCCTAGTGCCGCATCAAAGAGCGGTTTTGCCATTTCATCCACTTCATCAAGTCTTAATCTTTGTGGATGGGGTCCTCTTACTGATTTTTGAGAAGCCGCCAATGCTTGAACCCATGAACCATTTGTTAGTCTATATCCATGCCCTGCAACTTGTCTTGTTATTAACATCTGTATTGGAGCTTTCGGCATCTGCCAAAATATACGGAGATAATTAATACATCTTTGTGACTGGTCCATAGAACCACCTAAAACAGTAGTCCCACAATTCTCTTTAAATACACTTTCCAGATAACTTAATACTGCAAGATTATGAGTTTTCCCTGACCCTCTCATGGCTAACCATACCGGGAACGCATCTATATCTACATCTGCATAAGCATCCCAAATTGCATCTAATGGTGACATATGTCCTTCACAAAAAGCAGGATGAGGAAGTATTGTTCCTAGTACCACCGCACAATATACAGCAAGATGTTCCTTGCTTCTAGGAGCAGTTCCTTCAAATGTACTACTGTTGTAATCTTTGACGCATAATTTGTTTTTAGGAATGGTTAATGTACTCAATTTTATTGCTCCTTCTGCCGCTGTTTTTCATTTATCTTTGAGATTATATCTTCTGCTTCATCTTCTTTATCTGCTTCTTTTGTCTTCCCATCTTCTTCTTTTACTTTAACTTCTGGATATAATTCATTGTATGCATTTTCAATCTTCTTTTCAGTAAACTTATGCTCCTCTGTTGCTTCGCTTCTATCTGTTGCTTCTCCCATAAGTAGTAAGTCAAGTTTTATTAACTTCTCTAAATCGCTTACCTCCATAATTAAAGATAACTTGTCATTCGCTTTTAACCTTTCAACAAACCTAGAAACTAATACATTGACAATTTTCCTGTAGTTTGCCTTTTCATTTACTACTGCTTTCTTTGTTTTTTCTTCAAGCTTTTTACCTATCTCAATATCTCTTTGAACAACACGTTCTGCCCAATTGAAACTTTGCGACCATTTCTTTATAGAGGTTTCAGAAACGGAGAATTCTTTTGCAACTTTAGAGTAACTCCGTTTATCTCCTATTAAATAATAATATTCAAATGCTTCTTTGTGTCTCAATGTTTCCTGTTTTATACTTTTCATAATCTCACAACCTTAAAATAAAAGCGGCTTTGCTATACTCTGAATTCCCTTTTGAGAGCATATCCAAAAAAGCACTTCTAGATATATCCGACAACCTGAAAACTTCTTCTTTGCTCATTCCAAGCTGTTTCCCTATAACTTCAACTGGGGTTCCATCCCTTATAAGTTTCTGTATAATCTTTTTCATTGGTTCTAATAAGTGAACGCCTCTTGCCCTGTTATGAGTTATAGTCCCATAAATATCTTCGCTTTCATCTTCATGCGAAACAATCACAACTGGAATCTTATTTTTAAGCTTACTCTTTAAAGGTTCCCTTCCTGATAAAAGCCATCTATGAAAGCCATCAATGATAGTTCCGTCTGGCCTTATAACAATTGGCATTGTCCACCCATTAGATAAAATTGATGAAAGTAATAATTTTAAGTTTTCCTCACTTACTTTATTTGGATTATAGTCATTCGCTTTCAAAGTATCTCTATCTACTATTTTGACATTGCTTACTGGTTTTAAAATATCAATGTTTTCCATTCTTAATCTCCCCTTCTTTCAATTTATTTGCATAAGCAATTTGAAACTGATTTGTCATTGACCTTGCTTTCCTTGACTTACTATCTCCGGTTATCAATGAATCATAAACCAACTCCCAAAGGCTTGTTTTCGTCTCTAGTACAAACCAATATTTTAGAACTATCTTTTTAAGTAAAAGAGCATTCGACCTCAAATTTGTTGTTTTTAGATGCTTATTTACATTACTAAAAATTTCTAGAGTTTTCTTTCTCCAATCTATGTCTTTGTCTTCTTGTTCCTTCCTCCCTTTTGAGTGTTTACCAAACATTTCAGAATCCCAATACAATAAAACGAGATATGCGTTTGGTTCACGTTTTAAAATTCTTTCCATTAAATCCGGACGTATTTCACTTAATTTCAACAATCCTCTTATAGCATCCATAGAAAAAAACTGAGAAATTCTAAGTCTGTTTACAGCTGTCCCTATTTGATATAAGTCTAAATAAGTTTTAGGAAACTCTAAATTTTCATTCTTTATGTATAACCAAACATCAACATCTTTCCAATCATAAATTGGATAGAACTTATTTCCTGATGATAAATAATTATTTGAATTCTTTGAAAGAACCGTTGCTACGTTCTGCAACCTTTGTATTGATTCCGCTGTCCTACAACCAACCAGATTGATTGAATCTTTGTCTTTACGTTCTAGAAAACTTTGATAATTGTCTTTATACGGATGCAATAAAGGGTCTGTTGTTATCGCAAACGAAGGCATTTCCCTTATCCATGAATCTTTTTTACTATTGTCCCAAAGGATATGCGTTTCTGCAGCTTCAACTGTGTTTAAGCAATTAAAATGATAGACCGGTATACAATA